TACCCGGCCACGGCTCAACTCTTTGGGACGAATCGCGGGGGCCGATCCTCTTTGGCAGCCTATGCGGCAATGAGCCACCGCCCGGCATTTCGCCTGAGGTCACGCCGATTCCCGACATGACGCAACCCTGATCAGCCGGCCTTTTTGCGCTTTACCGCTTTGGGAGGAGTATCGCCACCCGGGCCCCTCTGTTCCGTAATTCGCATGAACTTCATGGGGAGCCCCTCGGTCTTGCCGAGATAGATGTAGTCGAGGGTGGCGCCGGTCGCCTTAACGATTTGAAGTGCAAAGGGAAGGCTCACGTTCGCGCGGCCATTGATCCATTGCGAGTAGGTGTTCGCCTCGACGCCACAGATGTCCGCGAATTCCCCCTTGCCTTCAATGCCGAGGGCCTCACGGATCAGCTCTAATCGCTGTCCGATTTCCAGTAGCGCGGGGATGATTTCATTCGTTGCCATAGCAAAATGATGCACCGCACTCGCTGAGTCTCCAATTCAGCATTCAACCGGGTTGACTTATTCAACCGGGTTGAATTAAGCTGCATCCATGACGATTTCAGAGATCATCGCCGCCTTGGGTGGCAACAAAGGCGCCGCATCTGCCTGCGGGATTGGCGATACCGCAGTCTCGATGTGGCGCAGCAACGGCATCCCTCCGCGTCACTGGCCGGCCATCGTCCGGTGCGGCAAGGGCGAAATTACCTATGAGCATCTGGAAACCGCGAAGCCGGAACCGAAAGGCCAAGCCGCATGACCGCCCCCATCGGCATCAGCTGGGAAGGTTGCCGCGACGGCGAAGCCCCGGCCGGTGGCGATGATGACAGCCTGCCGTCGCGCATCCATGCGGCACGTGGTGGCGGAATGTCAGATGCTTGGCCGTTCCGGTCACCGCAGATCCAGCGCCCATCCCTCTGGTCCCGCCTCAAATCCTGGGCCGAAAATCTCTTCACCGATCCGGATGGCGACGATGAGTAAGCTCGCCGACTTCTTCTGGCGCGGCAAGAAACCGCCGCCGAAGCCGCTGACCGAGGCCCGCATCCGCGCCATCGTGCGCGAGGAAGTTGACGCCCTGGTCAAGGAAAGTCTCACTCTCGATGCGCCGAAACATCCGGTCGCGATGTCCCGCCATTTCAGTGGTGGTCCCGCGCGATGATCGCTGGCGCCATCGCATATCCGTTCCGCGCAGACCTGTCGCAATGCTGCGCAAACTGCGCCGTCTGGAGGGCATAACCATGGCCTTCCAGGCAGCGCTTTGTATTCGTGAACCCTCTGTGGACGTGACGCGCCAACGTCATCGCCCGCATCAGCCGCTTAGTCGTATCACCGAAGTTTCGCATTTCAGTTCTCCGTCTCTTCCACGCCCCGAATATGGCTTGGAAGGCGACCCCATGTCTGGTGCTGGAAACACCCAAACTTTACGTGAACGTGTGCGCGATGCTTTGCAGCGCCGCGTCGGCAAAGGCAAGGCCGTTACGGTCAAGCAGGTTGCGCGCGCCCTGTATCCCGCGATCAGTGAGCGCACGATTGAAAACCTGATGGCCGGCAATAACGAGCCGAGATCGGAGACGCTGGCCGTCTTGGTCGACTTCTTCGACCAATCATTTGCCGACGAGGTCTATGCCGGTCGCGGCTTCCGCATCGTGAAGCTGGCGGACCATCGCGCCGTCGAGGCCGCAAAGAAGATCATCGAAGGCAATGCGGAATTGGCAGCATTGGAGGGCAGATAGATGACCCAGCGCCTCACCCGCCTCGCATTCCCCGCCATGTTCGGCTTCCGCCTCGCCGTCGCGTGCGGTGTCTTGTTCGCGGCTGTGATTGTCGTGGTGCTGATGTTGGTGGTGTCAGGGGTGATCGAATGATGACAATCAACGGGAGGGCGTGATGGAAGTTTACGATTTGCGCCTTAGGGGCACGCATAGATTTCCAGACGGAAAGACGCCGTTTGTTGTCGTGGGAGTGGAAGATGTGGAAGCTGGAGTGGTGACCCAGAGCCCAAGTCCAGACTTCACCATCGAGATCAATAGCAACGGCCTCACCATGATCCGTTGCCATCGCATGTTGACGCCGGAATCGCTGGCTGAGTTGCGGGACAAGTTGGGCCGGTTGGCGCCGGGTGAGGGGAGGGCAAGCTGATGCAGTGCACCTTTCAGGTTGGCGACAAGGTGACGCTGATCGAGGATATAGCGAACGACTTCGTTTATGCCGAAACACTCCCGAGCGTCGGCCCGGTCTACACCGTCAGAGATGTGTGGTTGCATCCATTGAATATTGTGGCCATTCGATTGGTCGAGATTGTGAACGCGCCCAGAAAATATCGTCACGGCATTTTTGAGTGCGCTTGGGATGCGACTTTCTTCCGCCGTGTCATCTCCACCGACATCTCCGACCTTCAGAAAATCGCCCGCGATGTGTTCGAGGGTGAGCGCGAGCTGCTGCCGATGGGCACCATTCGATGACCACCCGCATCGCCGAAAAGGACCGCGTCCGCCACATCGACGGCAGAGAGGGTACGGTTGGCGAGGTCGAAACTGTGATGCAGCACACGTGGCTGATCGTCCACCTCGATGAGGGCGGCACCGAGCGGAGCGCCGAGGGTTATTGGGAGAAATTGCCCGGTTGGGGCAGTAGTGGGAGGGCGGTTGCATGAGGCGCTGGCGCACAATCGAATGGAACGAAGCCCAACTCGCCCTGCTTGAGCGCGAGTGGAAAAATGGTACCTACGCCTCTGTCATCGCCCGGATGATCGGCGGCGGCGCAACCCGTAGCGCCATCATCGGTAAGGCATCGCGCATGAAGCTTGCCGCCAGGCCGTCACCGATTAGGCGCGGCGGGCGTCCAGTCGGTAGCAAAAAGGTAAAGCTGACGCCCCCCAGTGAAATCTCCCCCGGCATGAGCAAATGGCAGCGCGAGTTCTTCACCCCGGAACGCATCCGCATCATCCGCGCCGGATACAATGCCGCGACCGTCAAGAGCATCGGCGAAATAAGCCTCACGGTCGGGTGTTCGACGGCATCGGTCGCGCGCTATGCCAAGGAACAGGGCTGGACCCATCCGCACAGCAGCCATTCGAGCCGGTTGTCCGCCAGTGAACGCGCTGCGAAATTCGGCCAGGGCCACAAGCCGCCGCAGTTGAGATCCGAACGCCTTGCCGCCCGCGCACCGATCACAGCGCCGGACAGCCGCCGCGTCTCACTCGCCGATCTCGACCGCGGCCAATGCCATTTCCCGACATCGCCACATATGGCTGGTCCCGGACATCATCTCTTCTGTGGTGCCGAGGTCGAGCGGAATCCGGATGGATCGCAGCAGATCTACTGCGCATTTCATCACCAAGTTGCGACCCGGCCGCTCGTGGCACCGGAAGAGCGTGAGGCCGACAATAACGCCGCGCGCATGGCTGCGGAGTAGGAGGAGGCAATGCCATGGTCACCAGAAGCGAAACTGAAAGCCGCCGAGCGGATGCGCAAGCTGAACGCCGACCCCGAGTTCAAGGCGAAGCATGCTGAGGCATCATCCGAGCGGATGCGCAAGCTGAACGCCGACCCCGAGTTCAAGGCCGCGACATCCGAGCGGATGCGCAAGCTGCACGCCGACCCCGAGTTCAAGGCGAAGCATGCACCACTTGCACAACTCACCGCCGATGAGCGGAAAATCTACAACAAGATGCGGGCCTGCGGCGTCTCGCGTGAAGAAGCCCTGGCCGCGCTGTCGAGGGCCACCAAGAAGGCTGCGGAGTGATCGGGATGCCGAAGAAGAAACCCATCACCATCGCCGAGGCTGCGAAGGTTGTGCCGTTTCGGCGGAAGCCAGTGGCGAAGAGCAAGCCGCATGTGTCGGTGTTCGCTATGCCGTTTGCGACGCCGAAGAGTTTAAAGAAATAAACCCCGAGAGGAGATTGAGATGGCGGATGGCAGCAACGGCGCCGATCAAATCCTGCGCTCTTACATCGAGCGCATCGAGCGGCTTGATACCGAGAGGGCGCAGATCGCCGAGGACATCAAGGAAATCTACAAGGAGGCCAAGAGCGGCGGCTTTGATCCAGCCATCATGCGGATGATCATTCGCGAGCGGAAACAGGACGCCCAGAAGCTGCGCGAGGTCGAGGAGTTGCTCGACATCTACCGCATGGCGCTCGGCATGCTGAACGATACGCCGCTTGGCGACGCTGCATTGCGCGACGCAACAAGGGGCCGATGATGCAACCCATCGTCATCTCCCTCCCCGGCATCCCGCGCGGCAAGGGCCGTCCGCGCTTCGTGCGGGCAACCGGGCGCACCTACACGCCAGCCGATACCGTCAACTATGAAGGCGCGCTTCGGCTGGCAGCTGCATCCGTCATGGCGGGACAGCCGCCTCTCGACGGTGCTTTGGCTGTCACGATGGTTGCCGAGTTCCCGGTGCCGCAATCCTGGTCGAAGAAGAAACAGGCGGCGGCATTGACTGGTGACATAAAGCCGACCGGGAAGCCCGATGCTGACAACCTGATCAAGACGCTCGACGCCTTCAACGCCGTGGTTTGGCGAGACGATGCACAGATCGTCGATGCCAGGATCACGAAACGCTACAGCGAACGCCCGGGCGTCACGATCATCGTGGGGATGGCAGCATGACACGCGCCCAGGTCGAACGCCGCCGCATCCGCACGGAATGGAACCGCCTGAAGCGCCGGGCCGATGCAGCGCCGCATGGCGTGAAGCGGCAGCGGGCGGCTGAGTTGCGGGCCTGGGTGGCAGATCAGTTGCGGAGAGAGGTTGCACCGCAGCAGCTTTTGGGCGGGGTGCGGTGATGAGGTTGACCATCATCGAAAGCCCCTATGCCGGCGACATCGGTCGCAATGTCGAGTACGCTCGCGCCTGCGTGCGCGACAGCCTCGAACGTGGCGAGGCACCCATCGCGAGCCACCTGCTTTACACCCAACCCGGCATCCTGCGCGATGAGATCGCAGCGGAACGGCAATGGGGCATCGACGCCGGCTTGGCCTGGCGTTCCGTCGCGCAGGCCTCGGTGGTCTACACCGATCTCGGCATTACCAGGGGCATGGAATACGGCATCAGGGCTGCGGAAGAGGCGGGCATCACGGTCGAATATCGCAGCCTTGGGAAGGTGCCGGCATGACCGTCACAGTCCATCACGGCGACAGCCGCGACGTACTGAAATCGCTCGCCGATGCGTCGATTGATTCGGTTGTGACCGATCCGCCATATGCCTTGGTGTCGATTGGCAAGCGGTTCGGTGCCGATGGCGCGGCCCCAGCAAAGCACGGCAAGGATGGCGCCTATGCCCGCGCGTCGGCGGGATTCATGGGCCAAAAGTGGGATAACGGCGAGACGGCATTCGACCCGGCCTTCTGGTCTCAGGTGCTGCGAGTCCTGAAGCCTGGCGGTCACCTCATCGCGTTCGGCGGGACGCGGACCTATCACAGGCTGGCTGTTGCCATTGAAGATGCTGGGTTCGAGATCAGGGATCAGATCGGCTGGCTTTATGGATCGGGCTTTCCGAAATCGCACGACGTCAGCAAGGGAATCATGAAGCGGCGCACCGAAGACATCGAGCCGATCCGGGTCGTGTGCAGAGCTCTACGTTCCGCGATGGATGCGAAGGGGGTCAAATCTCGCCATCTAGTCGAGCATTTTGACGGATGCCACCCGCGCTTGATCGATCACTGGGCGGCGCGCGACACCGATAGTCAGCCCGGACTCCCCACTTGGGAGCAATGGCTGCGGCTGAAAGAGGTGCTAGCCATAAGGGATGAACTGGATTCGGAGGTGTGGCGCCTCAACGGCCGCAAGGGCACTCCCGGCGCCGCATGGTCGGAAGCCGACATTATTGGCCAGATCGAGGGCGTTGCGCCGGGTCTTGTCGGGATGCGCTTCTCCGGGGACGGCACAATCCGCTTAGCCTCGGACGACGCCAAGGCATGGGAAGGCTGGGGAACTGCGCTGAAACCAGCATGGGAGCCAATCGCCCTGGCACGCAAGCCGCTGATCGGGACCGTGGCCGAGAATGTGCTCACGCATGGCACCGGGGCGATCAATGTGGACGGGTGCAGGGTTGAAGCGCTGCAGCGACCAGCGCGCGAAGTGACCGGCGAAATATCTGGCGGCTACACTTTCCGCAAAGATGGCGGCGGCGGGTCAAGGGCCGTTGGCGCCACAGACCTCGGCCGCTGGCCTGCCAACATCATCCACGATGGCAGCGATGAGGTCATTGCGGCGTTTCCGGATGCGCCAGGGCAGCAGCGCAGCGTCGGCCCGGAGCACGGCGCCAAGACATCCGTCAACACGTTCGGAGACTATGGCCCCCGGGAGACATTTCCGCCGCGCGGTGATTCAGGTGGTGCCGCCCGGTTTTTCTATTCAGCAAAAGCGGACAAAGGCGACCGCCTCGGCAGCAAACACCCCACGGTGAAGCCGGTCGATCTGATGGCATACCTCTGCCGCCTGATCACGCCGCCGGGCGGTACCGTGCTCGACCCGTTTGCCGGGTCCGGCTCGACCGGGATGGCGTGTCTGCGCGAAGGTTTCGACGCCGTTCTGATCGAGCGCGAGGCCCAATTCGTCGCCGATATCAAGCGCCGGATCGCGCATGTGAGTGGTGAAGATGCGCCGCTATTCGCCGGAACCTTGAGTGATACCCCCTCCAGCGACAGCAGGGCAGGCGGATCTACGGAGTCTTCGCGGACGAAAAATCGGGCCGATGGGATTGAGGAAGTAGCATGACGGTTCGCATCCTCATCGGCGACGTCCGCGAGCGGTTGAGGGAACTGCCGGATGGCAGCATTGATTGCTCCGTCACGTCGCCGCCGTATTTCGGCCTGCGGGACTATGGCACATCTGGCCAGATTGGACTTGAGGCGACGCCGGACGAATATGTAGCGGAACTGGTCGCGGTCTTCCGCGAAGTCCGCCGTGTGCTGCGGGATGACGGAACGCTCTGGCTGAATTTGGGTGATAGTTATAATGCCGCTGGGCGCACAGGGCACGGCTCGCGAGATGGGTTTAAGCAGGCAACCAACCGGGCTTCGGCATCCGGTTTCGACAACTGTCGGCCGAGCGTTTCCCAATTAAAGGAAAAAGACCTAATCGGCATCCCATGGCGTGTCGCCTTTGCCCTACAGGCGGATGGCTGGTATCTGCGCCAGGACATCATCTGGGCGAAGCCGAATCCAATGCCGGAGAGCGTTACCGACCGCTGCACAAAGGCGCATGAATATATTTTCCTATTGAGCAAGTCGGCGCGGTATTACTATGACGCTGCGGCGATTGCGGAGCCGTTTGCAGATGAACGTATGGGCGCATCTGGCGTAAAATTTGGCGTTCCAGAACAATACGCTGACGATGCCGGCCGTGGTGGCGATCAAGGATTATCCAAGTTTAACGGCACAGACCGAACTGGTCGTAACCGCCGTTCCGTTTGGACAGTCGCTACTCAGCCATTTAAGGAAGCCCATTTCGCGACGTTCCCGCCCGCGCTGATCGAGCCTTGCATCCTTGCCGGATGCCCGGAAGGCGGCACGATTCTGGACCCCTTCGGCGGCGCCGGCACGACTGGCCTAGTCGCAGATCGTCGCAGCAGAAATGCCATCTTGATCGAACTGAACCCTGAATACGCGGCAATGGCCGAGCGCCGAATTCATGGCGATGCCGGGATGTTTGCAGATGTTTCTGGAGGAGCCGCAGCATGACCGACCTCGAAAAACTCCTCCTCCAATCCTTCGAGCAATCCATGACGCTCGCCCGGACGACCACCATCCTTGCCATCACGGCGGAGCAGTTGATCGCATCGACGAAGCTGGTGACGGAGCAGAAGGCCGAGATCGTGCGGCTCAAGGGCGAGGTCACGATGCTGGGGCTGGATCTGGCTGAGGCGCGGGCGAAGGGCGGTGATGGGTGAGGATCGCAGCGCTCTTTGTCGAGACCGGCGGATGCTATTTCGGCTTGCCCGATGTGGACCCGTGGGATGTATCACGCGACGCCAGGTCATATGCTGGCCCGTATCCTGTTGTTGCCCATCCGCCTTGTGAGCGGTGGGGTAGGTATTGGCACGGCAGCCCGCGAAAGCCATTTCAGTACAAGCTTGGCGCCGATCAAGGATGCTTCCACGCCGCGCTTGCCGCCGTCAGGAACTTTGGCGGCGTTCTGGAACACCCGAAAGACAGCCGCGCGTGGGCTTGGTTCGGCCTGTCAATTCCACCCAATATGGGGGGGTGGGTAAAGGCAGATCAACATGGCGGCTGGACGTGTTGCGTCGAGCAAGGTCACTACGGGCATTTCGCCCGCAAGGCGACGTGGCTTTATGCCAAGGATGCGGACCTTCCGGATCTGATCTGGGGGCCTGCCGAACAGCGCCTGCCACAATATGCGATCGAACGGTATGGCTATGCCAAGGCGCGACGCATCGGCGTCATGGCTGCGATCGGCGGGAAGGATAAGACCGTGATCCGAAACGCCACGCCGGCACCGTTCCGCGATCTGCTCTTGGGCATCGCCATGACGAACAAAGCCGACCTGCTGACGGTCGAAAGCGAGGCAGCCGCATGACCAGACACCGCTGTCCAACCTGCGACAGCCCCACGGTCAAGGTCATCTATTTCGGCCTGCCGGGTCGCCTCTGCGACGCCTGGGACTGCGGCACGCTGACCGGGCTGGCGAGTTATGCGCCGGCTGTCTCGGATGGTGAAGCGTTCGAATACATGGCCTATGAAGGGTCGTATTGGGCGGCGCTTTGGTTCTGGCTGACCGGGCGGGGTGCCGCATGAACGACATGACCCAATTCGAGCCCGCCCCGGATGATTTTGCCGAGGATCTGCTGCTGACTTATGTCCCGGAGCAGGCCCTTCTCGCTGCCTGTCTCGCGCGAAATGACGTCTGGTCGATCGCGGCCGAACGTCTCAAGCCGGAGGATTTCAGCGACTATTTCCATGCCCGCATCTTCGTCCGCATGGGCGAGATCAACGCCCGAGCCATCCAGATCAACCCGATCACGCTCTGCGCCGAGATGAAAGGCGACCGGGCGCTTGGTGACGGGCCGGACGGTCAGGACAAGGTGCGGCGCTACATCGTCGACCTGGCTAGGTCATGTGCCGGATGCGCCCCATCCATGGTGAAGGATTGGGCCGGCATGATCGCGACCGCGGCTGCTAAGCGCCGAATCCGGGACATTGCCACCGGCGCCGGGTCGCTCGATCGACCACTATCCGAGATCGCCGCCGAAATGAACGCCGCCACGGCTGCAGCAGGCGATGCGGCTGGCAACGGACGGCTCGGTATGCGCTCTCTTGCCACGGCAGCCAACGCGGCCCAGGAACAGGCCCAGGTGGCATTCAAGGCAGGTGGACAGATCACCGGGGTGGCGAGTGGACTCCTTGATGTCGACAAGATCGTCGGCGGGTTCGGGAAATCGGATCTCGCCATCCTTGGCGGCAGGCCCAGCATGGGGAAAAGCGTCTGGGCCCTCAACATGGCGTACAACGCCGCCAAGGCCGGACACCCGACCGCGTTCTTCAGCCTGGAAATGTCGGCCGAACAGATGGCGATGCGCATCTTCGCCGCCATTACCGGCATCCCCACGGAAGCCATGCGCCGCGGCAGTCTGACCGAGATCGATTTCGCGGCACTCCGGGATGCGCAGCAGCACCTCGAAAGCATCCCGCTTCATATCGATGACCGGCCGGCGCTCACGGTTCATGAGATCAAGACGGCGGCGGAACGGCTCAAGGCCAAGGGTGGGCTCGACCTCATCGTGATCGACTACCTGCAATTGGTCCGGCCAGATCGGAAGCTCGAAAGCCGCACCGTCGATATCACCGATGTCAGCGCCGGCCTGAAGGGCATTGCCAAAGCCCTGGACGTGCCGGTCCTGGCCCTGGCGCAGCTATCCCGCGCCGTCGAGCAGCGGGACATCAAGAAGCCCCAGCTTGCCGATCTCAGGGACAGCGGCGCCATCGAGCAGGATGCAGACCAGGTCCTATTCATCTACCGCGAAGAGCATTACGCGCAGCGGGAGGAACCGGACGCGGAGAGCGACAAATGGAGCAAGTGGCAGGCCAGAATAGACCGCTGCGCCGGCCTGGCCGAGATCATCATCGCCAAAAACAGGCACGGCAAAACGGGTGAGGCGAAGGTGAAATTCGACGGCGCCAGACAGAAGTTTGAGAATTATTACCCAGGCGGGGACGACCACCATGGCTGATTACCCCGCGATGATGCTGTGGACCGACGCCTATCTCGGGGACACGAATCACCTCACCACGATTGAGCATGGAGCCTATCTCCTGCTGCTCATGACGATGTGGCGGACCAAGACGAAAAGCTTGCCGAACGACCCCCAATTGCTGGCGCGGTACGCCCGCCTGACAACGGGGCAGTGGCAGAGAGTCTGGCCGCGATTGGAAGCCTTCTTCCAGGTAGACGGGAACAGCATCACGCAAGGCCGTCTGACGAGAGAGGCTGAGGCTGTCAGACGGAAGAGTACCTCATCATCTGACAACGCAAAGTCTAGGTGGTTGAAAGAAAAGCAAAGTGAAGATGCGGACGCAATGCGAAACGGATGCGAAAACGATGCTATCCACAACCACAACCACAACCAAAGAAAAAACAAACAAAAAGCCGGGTCTGACGACCCTGCGTTTGTCGAATTCTATGATCTCTATCCACTCAAGAAAGCCAGGGATGCGGCAGCCAAGGCGTATCAGGCAGCGGTGAAGCGCGGCACGACCCATGAGCAGATCATGGCCGGGTGCCGGACCTACGCCGCAGAGAAACGCGGGACCGAGCCGCGCTACATCAAGCACCCGGCGACGTGGCTCAACCAGGGCTGCTGGCTGGACGAGGCGGAAGTACCGTTGCTGACAGCCGGATCAAATTCCCAGATTGATGACGGCCTCAGCAGCGACGAGCGCAGATGGCGGGCGAGGTGGCGGGCCTTCCAGAGCAATGGCTTCTGGCTGGAAATCTGGGGGCCGAAACCCGGCGAGCCAGGCTGTCAGGTGCCGGCGATTGCGAGGGCGGCATGACCGCCCATCCCCGCAGCAGTCTTGCCCCGCATGTGGCGTCGGGACCATCCATCGAGGATGCCGAGCGCTTGCGCAAGTTCGGCTGGGTCGACGCCGAGCCGCAGCATTTCTCGCTGCCGACGGCCGATCCAAGGCTCACGGCGCAGGAGTTCGACTGGCTTCGGCGCATCGGAAACCGTCTCTGGGGGCAAAGGGGGAAGTGATGGCAAAGGTGAAGCAGAATCCGATTTCAGCCGATGAGCCGGCGCTTTGGGCGGAGCACCTGCGGGTGCTGAAAGCGCGACTGACCCGTGGCGACCCCAAGGGTTTGAAGCGCGTCCAGGACGAAATCGCGAGGCTCGAAGGCGAGATCAGTGCCATGGCGAACCGGCGGAAACTGGCAGCGCGCGGGGTCATCAAGGCCGTGGACCAGGCCTTCGCTGAGATCGATCGGCAGGTCACCGTCGAGACTGTGCTCACGGCTCAAATCGAGGCAGCGGCAGCCAAGGTGAAAGACCTCGCCATGCTCATCAAGGGCTTGAAGCGGGTGGAAAAAGACGAGGAAACCGGGGGCACGATTGAGGCCAGCTTGAAGCCCACGGCGCGCGATCCGATCGATAGCCTTGAGGGGAACGGCACCATCAGCCCGGAACAGGCCACAGCAGCGCGCACCATCGCCCGCATTGTCGAAGCCATCGCCAGGGCAGGGCAGGCTAAGGTCGGGAACATGGAAGGCGGTGGTGGTGGCAATGGCGGCTACCGTGAGCCAGAGATGCCATATGAGCTCGATGTCCTGCGCAATGCGGTTTACATCCCGTGGGCTGAACACCTGAAGCAGCATGGGCCTGTTGCCCTGGACATCGCCGTCAAGGTTTCGGTCTATGGCATCGCCCTGGACCGGGTGAGGCGCCGCCACCGCATCGGCTGGGATGGTGCGCTGGGCAAGCTGAAGGACGCCCTCGACCTGTTCAACAAGCTGGCCAGGGATCATCGCAAGGCCAACGCTGGGGATGGTGCCGAGTGAGGGCATAGATACCACGGCTTGACTTCCGGGGTAGAAAAGCATATCGATTACGAAACGTCGAATTGCGCCCAGGGCTCGCCGCCTGCGGGCGCTTTGTGATTCTGGGGTGCTGCATCTGATGGCCAATCGCCCCGCCAAGCAGGTTAGATCAACGACCACAAGAGCGGCCTGGGCCAAGCCGAGACGGGAGCAAAGCGCATCTGCCCGCGGCTACGACGCAGCATGGAACGCGCTGCGCAAGGTGTTCCTATCCGACCCCCGCAACAGCGTCTGTGCCCGGTGCTTCGAACAAGGCAGCCGAACACCAACCGACATCGTCGACCACATCGTGCCGCATCGCGGTGACGATCGCCTTCGTCTCGACATCAACAATCTTCAGCCACTTTGCCATCACCACCACGCAAGCGAGAAGCAGCGGGCTGAGCGCGCGGACGGGCATTATTAATCAATTAAGTCAACAGGATGGGGAGGGGTGGTCAAATCTCTGGCACCTTTTCGCCTCATGAC